TCGGTGCCAATATGTTTTGCCTTTATACGCTTTGTCTAATATTGTAACCTCGTCTTTTGGTACTTCGCCGTTTACATAATTATAATATTTACCGTCGCGTTCTGTAAGGTACCCCCAATTGCAAATTTCAATACCTATTGAATTTTTGTCAAGTAATTTATAAGGGACGCCGTATGCCTTAAATATATCGCTTTTAACGCCTAAATGATACGCCCAATACTTGGAACTATACGCTTGGCATATTTCGCCGTCTGCGCTCATCTTTGCGTCTTTACCGCTTATCACAACGCATGTAGCAACCCGGCCTCGTTTATCATTGTTCCAATGTTGAATACAACGTACGCCGGAACTATTGCCGGCGGTATGGTGTAAATATATTTGTTTCTTTTCGGTGTCAACGCGCAAATACTCGTTGTCGTCCATGCCAACAAAATTTATTTTTGATAGGTCCAATTTTGGTTCGCTCATTTTTTTCGTTTTTTTAACAATGTATAACAGACAAAAACCAGGATCAAAACAGAAACAACCGATTTTCCAAAGTCCGGTTTTTCAATTAATTTTTCAAGTATTTGTATTTCCTTGTCAAATGTTTGCGTTTCAATAAAAACGGTGTCTTGTTTTACAAACGTATCAATTACAATATGTTTGTTTTCAATAACCGTATCGCAATGTCCGGTATGTACTATTGTGTCGCTCATTTTATCAGTTTTTTAATTTTGTCCGCAAAGTAGTTAAAAACGTCCTCAAAGACTAAATCTATTTTTTCCGTTAATTCATTTGCAACCCAACCAACAATAAACGAAACTAAAATAATCAATCGGGGCGTCAATTCAGTATAAAAAATTTCCAATACTCCAATTAAACTAAATGACAAAATACCGGCAACCGTCATTCCTATAATTATAGTTTTCAACTTCGCTCGTTTTTTCATTCCCTTGGCCATTGCGCCAATCATTCCCACCAATACGGCTATAAGATCCGTAAATTGTTCAAGTCCTTTCATTATTCTCTAATTACTATTTGCCAATCGCGTATTGCTATGTTAGATGTTCCGCTATTATTTTCAACGTAAAATGTCAATTGGTTCGTATTGTCTATTAATGTTGCAAAACTCATCGTTAAACTATCGATGTCATTTACCGCATTTGTTTGAATGGCACTAAACGCAATTTGTACGTTATTTTTATAAACGTAAAACGTATAATTTTGTCCGGAACCGCCCCCAATTTTTTCGTAATTTATTGTAGCATGTATTGAAACAAAAATTTGTTTTTTTGCTAAATATGTAAATGTACCGTCTGAACTCCCGGTCCACCGTACGCGGTCCTTTTGTACGTTATTATTGTTTGTTTCTATTTTAACCGGGGTGTTTATTGTCGATATTACGGTTTCGCTTCCGGCTCCGGTGTTACCTTGCATTGTTGACAAAATACCGGCCCGGCTATTTAATAAACCTTGGTTTGTAAATACGTCATAATTTTGCGTTGCCGTTTGTGAATAATCGGGCAACCCACCTTGTAGCGGGGAAAATACGGTACCGGACGTCAACCCGGTTTCAACAAATGTATTTGAACTAACCGTACCAAAACCGGTTGTACTATTTGTATCTATGTCAACGCCAATTTGTGTTTCTTGAGGGTGTATAATACAACCATTAATATTTACCGCGCCAAATTCCGATAAATTGTTGGCCTCTAATTTAATCATAGACGCCGTACTAAAACCGCTTGGCGTTGGCAATGTGGCTTCGTCAAACCAACGTATAAATTCACAACTTGTAATTTGTAATTTGCTTACGTCCTCAAACGAACAACCGTTGGCGGTTGCTTTAATATAAAAAAACAAGCATTGGTTTATGTCTACTAAATCAAAACCTTTTATTAGCATTACGTCGTATGTCCCCCTAAATTGACAATTGAATATTGACAATATTTTGTTTCGGCCGTCGTTATAACTTACGCCGTCAACGTTTACGCCTCTTATAATTGAACTCGAACTATTGGTTGCGCTAAATTTTAAATTTGACAAATTAAAATCTACGTCTTGTATTCGTAAAAAACTTCCGGAACCGCCCCAAACCATGTGGTCGCTATTTCGGTCTAAACCTATAATTTCGCAATTGTCCGCGCTTATTGTTATTGCACTTGTAAAGGTTATTTGGCCCCTTATTATATATGTTGTGTCCGCCAATAATGTTGTGGGTAAATCTGTATTTCTTATAACCTCAACAATATTTCGTCCGTTGGCGTCTATACGGTCCAATTTGCCGGCGTCAAATTTTAAAGACGTTCCAATGGTTACGGTACGCGGTGTACTTATTGTATCGTCCGCGCTATATATGGTATTTCCTCCGCCTCCGCCTCCGCCTATTTCGGCACCGGTTACATATTTTGTCGAATAACCGGTTGGGCTTCCGGCGTCAACTTCGGCAATTGGTACTAAATCTCCCGAACCTAAATTGGCCCCTTTTGCCGGTAATTCACTTATTTTTGTCGTTATTGCCATTTTTTGTTTTTAAATAGGTTAAAAGTTTTTTTAAATTAACCGGTTTAGGTTTGTAGTTTTTCACAATACCCAACCCCCCCAATAGTTTTGTGTTGTGGGGTTAATATCATCGTTCGTATTTTGGTTGTATTCGGGGTATTTACTCGAAAATTGGCATAAATGGTCTATAAGTCTTTGGGCGTAAAATTCGGCGGTACTGCGCGTTTCCTCAACTAAATCGTCAACCTCGCTTTTATCTACGACTTGGCCATTTTCTTGGGTAAATTTAAAAATTCCTTTGTTGCTAACTTGAATGTTTCCCCATGGTAAGTATTCAACCATTGTATAAAATAAAACAACGTCCTTTATTTTGTCCTCTAATAACTCCAAATAAGGGGTTGCCAACGTACCGGCTTTTATTTCGTCTTGTATTTTTTCAAATAATTTTGTACCTAATAACGGTTGCAATTGTCGATCTTGGGCAATCTTACAAAATTGCAAATAACGGTCAACGTCAACGTTGCCATTCATGGCCGTAAATCTTACAATGTCTTTTCGGGTTACAAACAATACATATTCCGCCATAATCTTACTTTAAATAACCTTGGTTTGGTTGGTTTATTGGTGCAACCGCCGTTTCGCTTGGGTTGCCTTTTACTCTATATCCGTATTGACGCGCTCGGTAAACGCTTATTTGATTTGCTAATTGGCTTGTCGGGTCCAGGGGTACGCCAAAATCTACGCCAACCCATACTTGACGACGAAACAAATGTTTGCAGTTAGGCCCGCCCTTGTATGCCATTATATCGTATGTATTAGAACCATTTGGACCAAACCCGGGGTTTATACTTGGGTTTTTACTCATGGCGTCAAGGTCCTCTTTACGGTAAACATTATCGTTTTGTCTCATCATTGCCCTACAAAATGGCCGGCTTTCGCCCCCCTTACTTGGTTTGCTTAAATAGTCAGTTTCAACGTATCGGTACCTTGTTATAAAATACATGCCGTTTATGATCCAATCTTGCTCGCTCACTTCGGCCGGTTGTGGGTTTCCGGTACTTACTAACATTGCTTTACGCAATCTTTGGTACATGCTCAATTTTTCGGGCTTGTTCTCATTTGCTTTTTTTTGCGCCAATTCAATTTCTTGGTCGTACTCGTTCTCCTTTTCAATGTCCGCGTCGAACTCGTCAATTAATATCCATTCCTTGTTTGGCTTTTCGCCGTACATGCTTAAATCAATTTCTGGCGTTTCTTTTTTTAACTCTTGTTTTTCCTCTTCGTCAACAATTACGTTTCCGTTGGCGTCGTATTTGTCAAAAGGGTTTAAAGTCTCAAAATACAAGTTTAAATTAACCTCGTTGTACGTTAATATTTTTTGTAGGCCGTCAATTAACAAGTCCTGGAACGGTCGTACCGTCATGTTCATATACAATTGAAACGACGTCATTAACTCATCACTTGCCGAACTAAAACCGCTTGCCGTTGCTATCCCGAAGATAGCAGAATTCACGACGCCATGGCCAGTGAGTATCTTGTGCATGCACTCGTCGGACAAATATTCATAATGGGACGGCGCATTATTTAAACTAATGTCTTGTATGTCCGTTTGGTTTGTGCTATCATGGTTGAAACTTACAATTGTTTTTTGGCCCCGCGCCCCGCTTAACTTTTGTAAAATTTCATGCTTTATTTCCTCTCTTTTTTCAATGTCCGGCACCCCCGAATTGAGATTTACAATCCGGGTTCCGGAGAACCCATTTTGTGTATCATTTACTAAAAAATGCGATATTTCAGTTTCTAATTGCGAATAACTTACAACGCCTTGCCAATCCGGGTACGAATAATAACGCATATTTACGCTATAAGGCCGAATGTATAAAATTTCGGTATCGTCTTTTGACATGCCAAACGCGCTAATTCTTTGCGGTTCATGGTTTCGTAAATCGGACCAATCATTGCTAAAATAATATGCTTCAATTTCGCCGGTTTCAATACTACATTTTTCGGCCCTTAATAATTGTATTGGTACATGGTTTGTTTCAACAATTTTTGAACGGTCCTTATTATATAAAACTTGTATTGCGCATTGTCCCAACATTTTAAGATCGGACGCCAACCGGCGGGTACAATCTTTTGAAAAAAGCATTTTCATTTGGGCGTATTGCTCGGGACGTTTTGACGCGTCCGAAGCCATTAAACCTTTGCCGTATATTAACTTAACAATATTGTTTATAACTGCATGGTTCGTTGGGCTTTGTATATAACGTTCAATAAGGTAATCAAAATATAAATTGTCCTCGCCGAAAAAAACGAACTCGTCTTTTTTGCTTTCAACAATTACCGGCGGTTCGTAACTATTCAAATTTATAACATGTACGTTATTTTCTTTATTGCTCATATAAAATATATTCGTTTGGCGTACTTGGTCCGTATTCATAAACCCCGGCATTTACGCTAAATGTTTCTATTGGTTGCGCGGTCGCAAAAACTTTGTCTCGGAAAATTTCGGTTGTACCGTCGTAAAAAATGGCCATGTAAAAACGGCCCTCAATTAATGGTATTGTTAAATTAACTTCGTTGTAAAATGAAACCGTTGAAAAGGTACCCAATACCGCCTCGGCGTTTGTGTTTGTTTGCTCGTCCAAAAAATCAATTTTCGTTATGTTTAGATTTTCGGTAGGTTGTATAAATGGAATAAATTTATACGTTTGTTCGGTTGCGGTATCGGGCAATAATACGGTCATACTTATATAACAATAATTCGCTTTTTTGTACCAAAGTGTTAAAAAGAAAAAAACCCAGGTTTTGGGTTTTGGCTTATATTACATACAAAAAATATTTGACATTTCCAAATGGTCAATTACGCATTTTAAGGCATGTTTAAGGGCTTTATTTATACTCTCGTACATCTACATATTAAAAACTCGAGATGTGCGATTAAACTAAAAAGCCATGTTCTTAACCAAGATTTTTGTTTAAAAACTAATCAAAAAAAAGGCCCCTAAAAATTACGTCAAAGGCCTTTTAAACGATATATAAACAAAGTTTTTTTATGTCGTTACAATGTCCGAAATTGTCAACCCAAAAATGTCAACCAATTCGGTTTCGTCTTTTATTGGACGGTCTTCGCCGGTTGTGGCGTCCGTAACTGACAAGTAATTGGCCGGCCTTTGTTCGGTACTTTTTAGCACCAAATTATACCCATTGTAGTCTGTGTACTCAACTCCCGAATTTACGGAACCCGATTCAACATCGGCCCCCTCATTTAAGCCCATTAAAAAGAACTCATTTGTTCGGCTTTGCACCACAACGTATGGTCTGCCGTATGCGATGAATTTTATATTTTTGTGTGTCTTAATGTCTTGACGTTTAAATTGAACCGTCAACATTTGCTCAAAAACCGTTGTTCCATTTGCCCTGGACGACAAAATATTCTGATCGAACCCATTAGCCCCCTTTAATTCGTACTTGTATAATTTTGTAACTCCGGTTATTCCTTGTATGTCGTCTCCTAAATCGGGCGCGGTTCCGCTATATGTAACGGTGTCAATTTCGCCGAAATTTATGAAAAAAATATTTGAAATTCCGCTTATGCTATCTTTGCAAGCTTCGAGACGACCATTTCCTATTAAACAACTCATATTTAGTGTTTTAAATGTTATTACTTAAACCCCCACTTTAAGTAGGGGTTCGTTTTGTTTCTTCTTTATACTCCGTACGTTGCAATGTCCGCACCAACTCCGTATGTCGTCCCGGCCGTATACCTTACGATTAGTCTCATTTCTTGTGCGCCCGTTGTTGGTCGCATGTCCAAAAGTGTACATTCTAGCATGTCATTCATCAGACCGCACCCAAAAAATAGGTTTTCCGTATGCGTTACAATCATTTTGTCTTTTGGCATTCCATGTGCGCAAAAGATCCGCATGCCGTCAAACATTAAACCGGTATCAAAACTTTGGTTGTTACCTCTATTTTCGTAACCGTTGGCACCTAAACCGTTTGCACCAAAACCGCCCAATGCGCGCGTATATGCTTTGTATGCCCCGATTCCCATATAGATAAACGAATTTTCGTTACCATAAAGGGTGTCGGGTGTTGCGTCTACCAAAAGGCCTAATTCCGTAACAATATTTCCGGCATTTAAACCGCCGGCAACTAATGGTACTTGTTGTCCCGCCGGAATTTCTCCCGCCGTTATTGCGTTTGCAATTTGTGGCAATAAACCGTCAAATTCTCCGTTTGTTGCTTTTTTACCGTTCCAAATATCAACTTCGGTTTTTGCCGAAATTTTACCTAAAACGTATGCAATAACCCATTCCTGGAAATTAGGCGGTAAATTGTCATGTACTGAATACCCCATGGAAACTGCGTCCCAATCTTTTCTGAACTCGTCAATACAAAGGGTTTGCAGACTTTGTAACTCTTTTGGTTCTAAAATTCGTTCAGTCAATGTTGTAGTACCGGTCGCCTCGTAATTGCATGTGGCGTCGGCAATACCCGCTTCAAGGTCGGCTATTTTCATTGTTTGACGAAATTTGATATTTGGAACAACTGTAAGTCCTCCGTTCTCAATTGTGTTTGCGCTTAAAAGGGAACTTGCGATATATTTCCCCGCGCTTTCTCCTACATAAGATGTAGTTATACTAGGATTTGCTGCCATTTTTTCTAATTTTTTTTTGGTTAATATTTTGGCTTTATTTCTATTTATATAATTTTTCCATTACTCGGTCCAAAGTGTTTTTAGGTCGCTTATTTGCAATCTTAAAATCTACCTTTTTAGCGGTCTTTTTTTCCGGGTTATGTCTTAACGGCTTGGCCGTTGTCTTTGCTTTTTTCGTTGCGTTTAATTTGTGCAATTTTTCGATTTTTTCTTTTGCTAAATCAATACGCTTTTTGTTTTTGCTTTTTACTTTTGAAAGCTTTGTTTTCTTAAAAACTTGTTTTTTCAACTCCTCGGGTGCCTCGGCTACAATTTCTTGTACGGCTTCCGTTACAACTTCGGCAATTGTTTCCGCAATTTCCGGGGTTACCTCTTCGGGTGTTTCCGCGTTTACAACGTCCGCAACTGCGCTTACAATTTCCGCTTCGGCGTCTTGAATTACGCTTGCCTCGTCTTCAGTCAATTTGTTTTTACCGTACTTTTTACGCTTGGTCATGTACTTGTCTTTCAACTCTTCCGGCATTGCCTCTAATGTCTCGGTTACGGCTTCAACTACGGCAACCGCCATTTCGGACGCGTCGGCCTCGGTTATTGTTTCCGGTGTCAAGTCTTCTATAATTGCGCTCACTTCGCCCAATACTTCCTCTTCAACCGCCTCAACCGTTTCGACTACTTCCGCCGGTGTCTCTTCCTCAAAGTACGTTTCTTTTACTTTTGTTTCAACAATCGTTTTTGGCTTGTCGTCTTTTTTAAGATCCTCTTCCACAACTTCCTCTTCCTCTTCGGCCACTACGTCTTCGGCCTTTTCGCCAATTTGCGCTATAATACCCTCAATTTCCACAACCAAAACTCGGCCGTCTTCCATTTCGTATTCTCCAGGGGCCAACGGTACGCGGTCCTCGTCCATTACAATAAATACTTCGTTTTCCGGTTCAAATGTTTCGGCCTCAATGACCGTTACGCCGTCCGCTAATTTTGCGGTTTCCAATTTTACCTCCATGTTTAATGCGGTTTTGATTTTATTTAATACTTCGGTTGCTTTCATTTTTTAAATGTTATCAATTTTACTTTTTAACTCGTTTGCGTATTCTTGTAAATCATTTTTATTTACAATAAAGTTTTCATTTGCAACAATTATATTTTCTATAACGTCGCTCGGTTCCAAACCAATTTCATTTAAACTATTTACTAATTGGTCTAATTGGTCTTGAACAACTTGGCCCTCCTCAAAAATTGTTTTTGCCTCGTTTATTAAATCGTCAATTAAATTGTTTGTTTCGGTCCATTTGTTTATCCAATTTTCGTTTAAAATTTCTAAACTATTAAAATTGTCTTGTAAATCATTAGCCAAACTTAACTTAACCTCGCGTAACTCGGCTTTAACGCTCGTTGAACGCTTGTTGTTTCCCCAAAGTTTATTTAAAATTGCTTTCATTTTTTTTATTTAGGTAAAAAATACTTTATCTACATAGCTTTTTATTTCTTGTAATTTATCGTTTTGTCCGGTAAAATCATCGGTCAATAAAATGTCTTCAATAAACGTATCTAAATTTTCTAATTCTTGCGGTACGTCAATTCCTAAATCTGTAACTTGTTGAATTAAATCATCTTTAACTTGTCTCGCGGTTTTTGCTCGGTCGATGTTCCCTTGTAAATAACCCAAACTTTGTTCGGCTTTATTTAAACCGTCCATGGCCTCGTTTCCGGCGTCTTGCATATTATCAAATATGTCCTCAACTTCCGTTTTTAGGTCTTCCATTAATGACAACTTAACTGCGCGTAAATCTGTTTTTAGGTTTGTTTTTTTACCCCAAAGTTTATTTAAAATTGCTTTCATGTTTTAAATATAATCTGTCATGGGGTTCATGCCAATATTTTCAATTTCGCGGTATAACTCGTTGTGGCTTTCAACTGCATAATCAATGGCTTCTTGAACCTCGGTTACTTGGTCCGGGTAATCAACGCCTAATTCGTCTAATTTTTCTTTTATTAAGTCTAATTCGTCTTGAACAAATGTTGGGTTTGGTTCCTCAAAACGTATAACGTCCCGGCCTTGTATTAACAATTCTCGGCCCGGCAATACAAATTCATCAATTGCGTATTGATAATTTGAACCGCTTATTTGCGCTTGTTCTAATAAATCGGCAACTGCATTTAAAGTAACAACGTATTTTTTATATGCCGTTTTTAAACGAAAAGTTTTAACCGTTTTCGCTAATTTCATTTTTTTTGTTTTTGACAACGCCGTTTTTGGCTTGTCTTGGGCCTTTGAAAACTTGGCCAACTTGTCGTAAATGTTTTGTTGTCGTCTCATAATATAAAAACCTATTTTTTACTTTTTGTCGTCTTTTTGGTTTCCGGGGCCTTAATATATTTGGCCAAACTTCCGGATCTTAACTTTTCAATTTCGTTTAAAAGTCTTAAACCCTCGGCTTGTATTCCGTTGGGTTTGTTTTTAATAGACTTGTTTATGTCTTTTTTTAAACTCGTCAATTCATCGTTTTCGTCTTTTAAAAAAAACTCAACTTCTTTAACCATTTGTTCAATTCGATTTGCCATTAAAAATGCTTTACGCGTTTTGGCTTGGTATTGTCTTATTGTATTTATCATTCGTTTAAATTTGTCCTATGCCTTGGGCTTGCAATGATCCGTCGCAACATTTTGAATTGTACGTTTTTTTGTCTTTACATAAACAACCGCGTTTCCCGCCTTTTGGGCTTGTTTTACTTGGTGTTACAAATTTTTCCTTACTTGGCATTTTCCGAAATTATTTGTTTAATTGTATTGAGCAATTTTTGGTCCGTTGTTTCTGTTTTGCTTAAGTCCAGGGCGTCCGCAAAATGTCCCTCAATTGAATAACCGCGTACGGAACCGTCCTTAATGGCGTTCCATACTTCATCGTTTTCAATTTTCATTGAAATAAACCATGTACCAACCGGGGCGTCAAAATTATATAGGTTACTTTTATCGTTTTCGTTGTCCTCTTTTATCCAACTTTCAAAAATAAAATTGCCGTCAACGGCGTACTCATGCTCGAACGTTACGTTTTTTTGGTTGTAATTCTTAAAAAACAACTCGTTACATTTTGCAACCGTCGATTTGGAAAACCATATATAATAGTCCCCATTCTCGCGGTCTGAACGGAAGATTTGTTTTTGGGGAATTAAGGCCGGACCACAGATAATTCGCTTGTCCTCGTTTAATTTTAAAGCATATTTTTTTTGCTTATTAAGGGCGTACCAATTTTGCTCAATGGCCGGTTCGCGAACTAAACTCACCGCGTCTACGGCAACGTGTTCTGCGTCCTCGTCAATGACCAATTCAATAATTTTCATGCTCATATTATAAAAACCTAATTTTGTTAAATTGTCGCATTTTCGACGCGCGCCCGGTCTAAACCTTGGGCCGTCGTTACGTCTTGACTTGTAACGTACGCTTGTATTGGTGCGGGTTGTCCCAACCCCTCTAAATCGTTTATTCCGGTGTCTCCTACAATATTAAATTCCGGGCTTACTATGCCCTCGCCGGCCCCGGCTAATTGGTCCGTACCGTCGTCTCCGCCGGTTCCCCCGCCCCCAAATTGACTTGACGCAATTTTTACAATATTTGCTAAACCAACCGCCCCGGCAATACCGGCTTCGACAAACTGCGCACCGGTTGCCAACTTTATAGGATTCCCCCCGGCCGTTAATGCGCCGGTTACGGCCAATGCCGTATTAGTAATTGCGCTCGCTAAATTAAACGCCTTTTGTATTTGAAATTGTTTTTTGGCGTCCTCTTCGTTTTGTGTATTAAATGCCCCTATTATGTCGCCTATTGCCTCAAAACCTCTTAACGCCATGTCAACTTTGGCCCGGTTTGCTTCTCGGTCAATGGCCTTTTTTTCTTTGGCTAATTTTTCCTCTAATGCCAATGTCATTTCGGCGTTACCCTCGGCCAACTTAAATTTTTCTTTATAACTTTCTTCTAATAACAATTTTTCCTTTTCAATGCCCTCGGCCATTAAGAAATATTTAAGGTCTTGTAATTCCTTTTCGTTGCTTAATGCGTTTGCGGTTGCCTCGTCCTGGTATTGTTTTTCTATTTCGGCCAACTCTTCTTTTTGTTGACGGTCTAAATTTAAAATTTGGTCCTCGAGTAATTTTTTTTGTTCTAAATAGTTTTCGTCTGTTTCCTTTAAATTGGCCAAATGTTGTTCGGCTTGGCCCTTTAAATTGAAATAATATTTGTTTACGGCGTCCTCGTCTCGTCCTTGGTCCGTTAATTTTCTTTGGTATTCCTTTTCGTCCGCGTCTTCTATTGCTTTTAAATACGCGTTGTATTGGTCAATTAATCTTTGCTCATGTTCTTTTTGTTGTTTTTCTAATTTGTCTTGGGCCTCTTTTTCTTTTTTCTTTCTTTCTTTATAACGGCTTGACGCTTCGGCTTTTTCTTTTAAAACAATTTTTGCTTTTTGCAATTCAAGGTCTTTTAACGACTTTTCGGCGTCCTTAATTTTTTGATCGGCTTCGGCGGACGCGTCCTCAACATTAAATACCGCCTTGGCAATTGACGAACTTAAAAGGCCCATTGGAGACAATCCGGGAACGTATTTTGCAATTTTATTATACGTCCGTACAATCATGTCAAGCGGGAATAAAATAACCTTTAAAACGCCGTCTAATACTTTTTGGTTAAACTTGACCGCTTCAAGTGAAAGTTTCTTTTGTTGTTTCGCGTTTTCAACGGCAACCTTTGCTTTTTCAATTGCCAAATTCAACTCTTCCATTTGTAAATCGCGTATAAATTTTTCGCTTTTACCTTGGGCGCGTAATATGTCTTCATATTTAACGGACGCGTTATATTTTTCCTCTTGTAATTCGGCTTGTTCAATGCTTTGGTCCAAAATCTTTTGGCCCTCGGCTTCGGCCCCGCCCATTAATGCGGTTATGTCTTCCCAATAAGTAACCAACAATGCAACGCCCACAACCAACGCCCCAATACCGGTTGCAATAACGGCTTTTCCCATTCCTTGTAAAGCGGTTATTGCAGACTTTCCGAACGTTTTAAAAACCCCGGCACCCTCTTTTAAACCTTTTATACTTTGGCCCAAATTCATCACTTCGCCCAACGTTTGCATTTTTTCCTCTAATGCTTCAGATTCGGCACCAAATAAAGCCATTGCACCCTCGGCCGTTTCAAACCCGCTTTTTACTCCGGCCCCGGCCCCCTTAAACTTTTTAAAATTATCCCCGGCTTTTTTAACCTCGGTTCCGGTTTTCTTAAAACTCTTTTGGATCTTTTTTTGTCCGGCTACTATTTCGTCCGTTCCCTTGGTCGTTTCCTTGTTAAAATTTTTAACGTCTTTTGTCGCCGTATTAATGGCACTCCCGGTTTTTTCAAACCCGGCCGTTACTTCGTCAACGTTACTTTCAACTTGTAATTTTACCGTTTTATTTTCCGCCATTGTTTCTATATTTTAAATGTCTTTTTTGTACTTTATAAATGCCTCGAACGGACCGGGGCATTTTGTATTTACCCTTGGCAATTAATACGTTTTCGTTGGTTTGGTTTTCGTCCATAAAACCCAACATGTCAATAATGTTTTTTAAATTACTCATGGTCTTTGTATAAATATTTGGTTTGCAACTTGACTTCCGTTTGTTAATGTGTAGGTTAAACAAATAGTTATTATTTGCGCGTTGTCCGCGCTACTTTCCAACATCAATATTTCGTTGGTTTCGGTTGCTATTGGTTCAACCGGGAACGTTTCCGTAACCAACCAATTTTCGGCCCCCTCGTTTTCCGGTATGCAAATTTCCACAAATCCGGGTTCGGTTAATGTTGTCGGGTTTATTGTTACTCCTGGAACTATTGTACCGCATTGCGTTAAATCGACTTGAACGGCACCGTTTACAAATGGTATATATTGCGCTATACATTGGGCCGTTTCATCGGGCCGTATTGGCGGTACAATTGGCGGTACTTGGTCCGCTATCATTTGCCTAAAATCGTTCGTTAATGTCAATGTTGCCTCCCCGGTCGTTAAATTAATTTTAACATTGTTTGGAATATATCGACGATCTCGGATCACAAAACGGTCATTAAGTTTAAATTGTGTTAAAATGCTCAATGGTAAAACGGCCATTGCCGTATATTCCCGGTTTTTTGGGTTGTATAAATTTTGAATGTATGCCTTATAATAAGTGTTGTATAAACCGCCTTGGTTTGGTGTTAATGTAAACGAACTATTTTCGGTTCCAAAATTCAAACTAAAGTCTTCATTTATTACGGTTACGTCTTGACCAAATAACATATAGTTTGTTAATTGCGTTGGCGTTACGGTGCCATCTCCTAAATAAAAATTGGCGTTTTGTTCGCCGTTCTCATAAATTATAATTGGCTTGGGTACATAACCCGCCAAATTTTCGTCCAAACAATAGCCAACTTGTAACGGTACATTGTCAAATTTACTAAACAATATATTCTCAAAACCAACCTCAATATTAAAGTCCCCGCCGTCATAATTAAAACTTTCTGACAAGTCCCCATACTCCCTTAAAAATGTACTTGCAAATTGACGGTTTGTAATACTTGAACTTTGCTCATATTTAAAATTTATGTTGTTAAATAATTTAATACGCGCAACATCTATTTTTTTTGTGTCTGTATATTCCGTTATATTCCATATTTGGCCCTCGTTGTACCACTCCTCAACCGTTTGTATTTCGTAAACGTTTTGTTTTACGCCGTAAACCGTTAAATTATATAGACTTAAAAGGTCGCTTATAAATTGTTGTACTGAAAGATCCGGGGCTTGGGTTGTTAAATCTAATTGGCCAACCGTCGAAATTGCCGTTGTAAATATTCGCCGTATTCCGCCCAATGCCCCACTATTTAAAGTAGTAAACCGGTATTGTAATTCGACATTAAATGACGCGGGTATTGACGTTCGCGTTTCAAAACGTACCCGGGTATTTATATTTGGGTTATTTCCGTTGGCCTCAACCCATAAATTTACATTTTGACTACTTCCAAACGCGTTATTTATTTCTATTGTACCATTAAAACTTTCTTGGTTGGTTCCAGGAATACTCAAATAAACGTCAACATATATAACCGCGTTAACGTTAAGGTTTGTAAATATGGCCTCAATAACATGGTTTCCGGTATCTATAATTTGGAAATTTCCTTGGCCTTGTTGGGGTTCGTATTCGTATTGAACGTATTCTAATTGTATTGTGTTGTTGGTGTCGTCAAAAATTGCCGTTGCACCGTTTACGGCGTTTGTTCCATAATCAAATACATAAGGAAACGGCGGGGCTAAATTAGGGGTTCCCGAATTTGGGGTAATTGTTGAAAATTCAATTGGTTTTGGCGGTGTAATAAACGCCGTTGCAATTGTACTTTTAAACAACATAAACGCTTTTAAAAATTTATCATCTTGTAAAAAACCGCCTTGAAAAGTAATTCCAAAATTGGTTTCAATGACTGATAAAATCGCACTTAATTTAACCGCCGGGAACAATTCAGTATATAGTATTTGGCCGTTCGCCGTATCAATATTTTCGTCGGGTGTCTGTGGGTTGTTATATTGCCAATACCTACTCCCGGAAATTAAAGGAAAACGTACGTCGTAATCTACGGCCCCATTTTCCACGCGTTCTTTTACGTTGTTAAACGTGTAGTCAAACGCCAAACTTGACCAATCTAACTCAATAAATTTTGTTTCGCCGAATGTATCTTTTAGACTTACAAGGTCTCCGTAAAATGTAATTGTATAACTATATGGTTCGTTGTTTTCAATATTCGACTTTTCCAATGAAACGGAACCGCGCCGAAAAAATGTATTGTCTATTTCCAGGGTTGCAAACCGTCTTATACTTGGGTTTGTATAATTGCCGTTGACCAATGAAACGTCGCTATTATAAAAATGCTTGAATATTTGGTTGTTATTTGAACTTGCCGGAACCGAAAAACTTTGCGTAAAATCGGTAAAAGTTTTACTTAAATCGGTTAAATTTTGTATTGTTGAATTAATACTTATTTGTTCGTCCTTAAACAAGTCAACGCGTTGGCCCTCAATAAATAATTGTACTTGTCTTTTCATTAAACAACGTTGTTAATTGTTGCGTTTGCAAATGTAAACTCTAATTCGTAATTGATTTGTTTTTTATTTATATGCTCGAATAATTCGGTTGCGCTTGTTTTTAACGTTGCCGGCTTGCCGTTTATTCTTATAATTTCGCTCAACATTAACGGTTTTAATATGCGCTCATTATACTCTTCTTTTACCCAATCCGTATTTACTTTAATACTTTGCGTTGCGTTTAAATTAAATACTTTGGTTTGCTCAAGGGCCGGGTTATAATTTACAAGGTCCCGGGCTAATAAATTGTAATTCTTTTTAGTTACTGCAATACTCGTTTTGCTTACTTTATAAAATATGATCCGTTGCCATACACCGTATTTGTTTACAAAATCGCATACAACCGGGGTATATTTGCACTCGCTTTTTGGTTTAAAAGTCCACGTTGCAAGAACCGTTCCGGTGTCTGTTTTGTACTCAACAATATTTCCAACGTCGCTATAAGTAGGAAACACCGTATAAAATTTTTGTACCGGTCCAATAACGGCCGGGTTGAATGTGAAACTTTGCGTTGTACCGTCGGACAAACTCGTATAAACAACCTCGTAATTTAGTTTTGGTACAATGTGTATTTCGCCGTATCTGTTTAAAAAGGGTTGCGGGAATACCGAACCGGGGTTATTTGGATCGTACCAATATTCGTAATTTCCAGGGGTTAAATGTATGGTCCCCAATTCCGGGTTAAAACCCTCTTCATAATATCCGAAACCGTCAAACGCATAATACGTTTTTGTATCAATTGCCTCGTAACCGGTAATTGTCAAAGTATATCGTATTACTTTAATGTAGGCCCATTCGTTATTTGGCGGAACCGTTGGCGTTGCCGTCTCAACAATTGTACTTTCAATAAAATTTATATACTCCCGAACGTAATTTGATACGTTGTAAACCATTTCCGTACTACTCGGGGACGGTATCAATTTTTCCAATGTGTACGTCGGGGACGTTGGCGGGGTTGTACCATTATTCCATATAAACAATTCAACCTTTGAACCTAAAATGTTGGGTTGGTCTACTTCTATAATGTAGGGGCTACGAACGTATATTGGTTCGTTTTGTAAATTAACTATGCTCATTGTTTTATTAATTCTAAAAATATTGCTTCAACGTCTTTTATATACGCAATGGCCAATTGGTTGTCAATGTCCCGGGTTGTTTGGTCCCATGCTCGGGTAAAAAATTTCCTTGGCGGTAAACCTTGGTAAAATATACTTTTTGACATCGCGCTTTTTATTGACGCCCTCGAAACAAAACGGCCATTGTTTCGCGTTCCTTTAATTTTCTTTTTTACAATCCATGGGTCCAAACCTTTAAATAAACTTCCTTGGCTTTTACCCGAACCAAATTTAAAACGGCTTCCGGGTGCCTTTTGTATTCCGGGCTTTTTTGTACCGTCCGGTTGTTGAATATTTACCGCCCCCGGGTTGGCACCTTGTACCCCCTCGTCTTGATAAAAACCATACTCAACCATTATAAACTCAAAAATAAAACCGTCCATTGTTTGGTCTACGTTGTACCCAATACTATCAAATAAAACCCCCGAACTAATCATTTTTTCGTTCTTTAAGTTTTTGCGCGTTCGCCTTACTAATACGTCGCCAAAGGTTTCTATTTCTTTTAAAACCTCGTTTAGCATATTGTCATGTGATTAGGTACATAAAGGGAAACGCTCGCGGACCAACCGGCCAACAAGTTAGAATAACTTTGCTCGAACGCTTGCATTGTAAAACCAACTAATTGTACTTTGTTGTCCCAAAGATCCCCGCGCCTTAAGTCTTCGTACAACCTCAACAAAACATTGTATTGAGTATTCATAACTGAATGTTTGTTGTTTACGCCGTCGTCTGAAATGTCGACAATATCCATGGCATAAAGTGTAAACGTAAATTGTACCGCGTTTCCGTCGGGCGTTGCCGTCTCCATTACCATGTATGAAAGCGGAAATAGCGTTTGCTTTGACAAGTCTATTTCGTCCCCCATACCCTCGCCAAATTGGTTTACCAATGGGTTGGCCTCTAATGTGTCTTTTATAGTATTGTAAACTAATGAATACCCCTCGTTGCTCATATTTTAATTTTTTGCTTTGGCTTGTCTAATTTGTTTTTTACGTTCGCTTGTTTCGGCCTTGTCTTTTTGCGCAATATATTCAAGGTAGGTAAGGGCTTTATAAATGGGTATCTTTGTAACTCGGTCGAACTCGAGCAAATTTCCATTGCTAATTCTATAAATGGAATGGTACCATTTCCAGTTTTTGTTGAATTGCGCCCATTCGCTATAATCGTTTTGTTGTTCATTCTCTTCGTTTCCTCCTTTAAAAATTGTGTTAAATTGCGCAACAATTCCTTTTCTAAATTGCAAAAAAAAAGGGACGTTCCTAATACAATATTTAACGGTAGGTTTTGCATAATTTCCATATACTTTTCGTTGGGTTCGTACTCTTCAACTTCGTATGTGTCCTTATATGTTTGAGTAATCGGACGGTATAAAACGGCCATTGCTTTGTGCAAACCGTCCCATTTTGTCAAATGGCTTTCAACGTCTATATACTCGCCGAAACTCATATTTTCCAGGTCCGGAACCAAACCAAATTCAACGCCGTTAAATTTCCAACGCTTGTTAAATTTTGCCTCTTGGCCCAATACTTCTTTGATTTTACCAATTAAAAAATATACGTCCTTTACGGCCATTCTCGAAACGGTCCGCATTTCCAAACCGCAAAATATTGACACAAATTTAAAGGCCAATATTTCATCATCGTTTGTGGTCTCTTCAACCTTTAACCATTTTTGGTACGCGCTCAAAGGTATTTCTTGTAAATGCGTTGGGTATTTTATGTTTATATTCATTTAATATCGCTTTTTGCCTCAACCTCTTTTTCAACCAAACGAGAACTTTGACCGGTTAAACTTGTTTTTCCGGCATAACTCGTAAAACAAATTTTGCCCCAATTTCCAACCTTGGTATTTAATAGCGGGGCTTGTCCCCAACTAATTCTATTATTTACTGCGCCTTGTCCCCATGTGTCCATAATATGTCTTTTTATTTAATAACAATAACTCGCCTTTTTGTACCTAATAAAGATAGTATTTACCCCGGTGCGGGTTCTCTAAAACTTGTGAAATAAAATACCGGCATGCGTCAATGCAATGGTTCCATTCGTCCTTTGGCACCGTCTTATTGGTTTTACTGATCCATTGGTAATTATTAAACTCCTTTATTAAATTCTCGCTTTTTGGTTCAATGATTATTTTGTATTCCAACATTAAGCTAATACCGCTTGTAATACTCCCTTGGCCTTTTACCGCACTAACTATATTTAGGCCCCGGCCTTTTAACTCACTTATTAAACGCGGTTCGGCACTATCCCCAACAATTAAATTTTCGCGCCCGGCATGTTGCATATTTAATTCGTATATACTCCCGGTACTTAACCCCACCTCGTAAAAACATTCCCTTAAATGTATCGTCTTTTTTTTGCGGTTTATACTACATTCAATTAACGTTGTCGCGTCTTGACTAAATCCATAATCCTGGCCGAACCCCATTAAATCGGTTTGCTCAAATGGTCCGGTTGACCAATGGGAAAATACCGCGCCGGTTGGTTGTGAACGTTGGCCGGTTCCGTAAACGGTCCACCAATAGGGGTTGCTTATTTTTTCCTCAATGTCCTCAACTTGGCTTTGTGTCAAATGCGGGTTGTCCCGGTACGTCGAAATAAACGGTTTGTACTTTGGTATATAATGATCCAACCAATGCTCAACCGGTAACGCCGGGTTGTAATCGGCAATTACTTTGTGTCTCGTCCTTGGAAACAATTGGTTTACGGTGTCCTCGGGCAAATGGTTTGCTTCATTCAACCATAATATATCGCGGGACCGTCCATGTATTTTTTTGCTATCGTCCGCCCCATAATAGTTTATAGTATTGCCAAACAAAATATATTTACCGTTGGTCATGTTGTGGCTTAATCGGTCGTACAATTCATGCTTTATAAGAATGTCTTTAAAGTCTTTCCATGCCGTATTTTTTAGGGCCGTAAATGTGTCTCGGCAAATGTCAATTTCCATTCCGGCGTTGGGGTGTTCTTTACACAACCAAATTATGTAATAAATAACGGCCCACGTTTTGCCGGATCTTGTACCCCCTTGTAATAAAGTTACGCGTTGTTTGGGTACGGCCTCTTTTAAATATGTAAAATTTGGGTTGGCTTTATTCGTCATTTGTAAACCATTCGGGCAACGTTCCCTTTGATATGCTCACGTTGTGGTCATTTGTTTCAATATACCCCCGGTCCCGCATTTTTGTTTTGGCGTAAAATATTGTTACCGTCGGGTTGTCGTTTTCAATGTGTTGTCTTATTTTACCCTCAACCCAATCCTTGTTCGCCTCTTCAATTTCTTTGACTGCGCGTTTATAGTCTTCGTCAATCTTTAACCATTCGTAATGTTGGGTTCGGCTTGCCTTGGCTTTTTTGCATGCTTCGCTCACGTTACCGCATGTCAAATTTAGGGCTTTGAGCATGTCCCTTTTTTTAGTGTTCGTTTTGTCCGTTGTTTTATTTGTCATTGTTTCCGTAATTTAAAAATATGTATAACCAACAAAACAGAATAAAAAGTATTGCGCCGTAACTAAATAATATTGTTGTCATTTTGTTTTGGGTTATATTCTAAATACAATTTATTTAATTCTTGTACTTTCCATTTTATACAACCGCCACAACTTGACGTTTTATATTTGGTGTTAAATACTCTATTGTAAATCGATAACATTTTTGTTTGTTCATTATGCGTAATTTGGTGCCTTGTCTTTTGGAACCATAAATGCAAAAAATTGTATTCGTCTTCGTTTAGGCATTTCGGGTTTTTAAATGGGAATAATTTATTTAAGGTATCGCGCCTTTTGTCACACCCGCAATCGTCCCCCATTATAAATTTGGCTATCCTGGAAACGCCGGTTTTTTCCAATACCTTTTCCACAACGTCCCCAACTCCTTTTAATGGTTGTTTACTCTTCCATTCTTTGTACTCTTTTGTTCTTTTGTCAAGGGCGTTATAATATGCCTCGTCTTTTTGTTCGATCATGTTCTTTTGTATATTCTTATTTTATATTTAAAAATGTTTAACCTAAATATTGTTTTATACATTACAACCAATGTTCAACGTAAATAAAACCGCAACCATAAAGGCACCGAATTTGTGTTAAGTCTTCGCCGGCGTTTTCAATTATTGGGGTATTCAATACCTCAACCCCGCAACATGGCCAAACGTACGTTTCGCTTATTGTTTTGTTTTCAACATGGTACGTTTTGCGTTTCATGCTTTGAACGGCTTTTATTTGATCTTTTGTTGGTCCCTCCATTATCTATTTTTTAAAGTTACCGGTTCGCGAAACGCGCTCATTTTACGCCTGCATAACATGTATTCCTCGCAATCCGGGTTAATTAAAATATCTTTTTGTACCAACTCGTTGGCCTCGTCCTCGGTCAAGTTTTGGTCAATAATTTGTTGGCTTTGTGGGCCTTTAAAAACCTTAAAGGTTTCGTAAATCTTATAGTCTGCGCTCATAATATCGTTTTGAAAGTTTAACAAATATAGTATTTTTCTTTAATTATTATACACAAATATAAATTATATATGTGCAACCTATCTGCATAACATTATTTAATTTGCTTATAATCTTTATTAAAATAGTCCTCAAATTCCTCGTTTAATTCGTCTTTAAGACGCTTTCGGCATTTCTTAATGGTATTGCTTATACTCGATAAAGATATGCGACTATCGCGCGAAATTTTGCGCATGCTATCCGGGCCGGTTGCAACCAAAATAAACAATTGTCGGTCGTACCAATGCCAATTTTCCATTACGGATCTTATTTTGGCCTCTAAAATATCGTTGGCAATATACCATTCGGTTGGTGCCTCGTCCCGGCTTGTCATTTTAAAGTCTTCAATTTGGTATTTTTTTACTTTGGCCTTTTGTTTTGCGAAATTTATATGGTTGTTCCTTAATGCGATATACATAAAACCTTTATTCGCTTTTCCGTTAATTACTGCGCGGTCTTGGGCGTTGGCTTGGTGTATTCTTAAATAGGTTTCTTGTACTAAATCTTCGCAATATGTGTACTCGCCAAATGTGCGCACCATATCAACCCATTCGGCATGCTTTGTATTTAATATTTCCAACCAATGTTTACCCATTGAATATAAAAAAGCCCCGGTGTCGGGGCATGCTTTATTTTTGGTCCTTAATATACGCATTTAATTTTCTTAACGTACTCAATTTAACATCGTCTCCGGCCATGAACCGGTCAATATGGTATTGGTGCATTTTTTCGCCTTTGTCTTGAATTTCGCGTACAACCTTGTTTCGGGTTTTGTATTTGAGAATTTCCAACATTGCGTTTCGCAATTCCCGGTCCTTTATATATGGCATTTCGTATTTGTTAAAAGGGTAAATCGTCTTCCAATTCGTTTTGTTCGGCTTGTAACTTGTCCTCAACAAAATTTTGTTCTATGCCGTCGCGCTCGCTTTTTGTATTATTTAATCTCCAGGCCTCAACCGTATTGAAATATTTTACTTTGCCGTCGGGCGCGGTCCATTCTCGGCCCCTTAAATTTATGTCAACGTCCATTTGTTCCCCAACGTCCCAAAGATCCAATAAACCGCATTTATCTTGCGTCAATTGTATTAAAATTAATTGCGGGTACTTGTCCGCCGTCTCAATTACAAATTCGCGCTTACTAAATTTTTCACTTACTTTTTGGGTTTCCCCTTTAACGTGTAGTTTTCCTTTTACGTTCATGTTTATTTTGTTTTTAATTGTTTATAATATTCTCGGCATTGCTCAACGCGTTCGTATATGCTTTTTATTACGTCGTCGTCTCTTTCAATTACAAAGTTTTTTACTCGTTTTTCTTTTGGTATATGGTCAAACTCATGTCGCGAACGAACCATGGCCACAATATCCGGGTTTTCGTCGCCGTCCCATACGCTATCGTTTAACCAATGCTCGCGTCGTATTTGGTCCAATACCATATTTTCCGGGGTGTTAATTAAACAATATGCAAGATCGCATTTATCGTAACCGGTCAAAGCAAGATACCCCATACATTGAAAATAATAATCTTTATTTGGTATTTCCTCGTCAAACATTGGAAACGTTGTACCGTCCCAACTTGTCTTGACGTCTGCCAATACCGTTTTACTTAAAACGTCTGTATGTCCGGTTAAATATTCATTTTCAAACGCATGTTGTTTTCCATGTATAACGTCAAAAGGCAATTTCCATTCCAAAACCTCGTTGGCCAATTCAATGCTTTGCGTTTCGCAATCGTTGCCTTTGTCAATATAACGGCTTCTAAACTCGCGTACAATACCAAATTCGTTTTCCTTAAAAATGTCTTGTATATACGTTTTGCATGTTTTACTCAACGTTTCTTTTTTTGATCTTGGGTTGGTCATTATTTTGCCAATTGACGAACAACGTATTTTTAATTCGCTCATGCCAATTTTTTTAATTGGTTCGTACTCAATTTAAAATTTGCTTTTAACTCTTCAACGGTGTATTTACCGTTGCTTATTGCGTCCAACGCATGCTCAAATTTTTCGTTTGTTAAACTTGGTTTTTGCGGTTCCGCTTTTCCGGCCATGTCAATATCTTTGTCCGAAACAAGGCCGAAAAATGAAGACAACGCATAACGACGCCAATAAGATATCCCCGCACCCTGGGCTTGAAATGGATTCATTTTTGCCAATGCTATGTCTTGGGGTATTTCTGTAAACTCTTCTAATGTTTCTTTGGTTGGCCAATGGCATACAATAGTTTTTAAACCGGTTCCGGCCAATGGTTGCATTACAAACAAGTCATGCTTTTTAAGTATTGGTGTTATAACGCGCATTATTTCGGCAAGATCTGTATATTTATATCCGTAACCCTCACTTTTTTTATAAAGTATTGGTACCTCGTATTGAAAATTTGCTATTGCCTCGTAAATACTTTTTTGGTTTTTTACTGCGGTTCGTTTTTTCGGTGTTGGCTTATCCATTTTGTCCCCCTTTTTGTATTGAATGCGAACGTAAAACCGTTTCAATTACTAAACTTCCGTATTGTAAAACCGTTTCGTACATTTCGTTGGCTTGTTTTAAATCTTGGGTACATGAATTGTCAACGTAAACTCCGTCTATTGTTATCTTATACCAAACCTCGCCTCTTTTAATATATTTTATTAATTCGACAATTTCTTTTTTTGGTTTTTGAGACGCCAAACCGTCTGTTTTTACATTTTCCATAATTTATGTATTTGTTTATAATACCGCAATATAACTATTTTATATTACAATTCTTTTATTTTCTTTTTGTACTTTTCAACAATTTCGTTTAATTCGTCCCTTGTATATTTTTTTTCTTTGTGGGCCTCGGTGTATAATTCCAACAAATGATCCGCGCCAATTCTTTGTTGTATTTTTATTTGATACTCAATTAAATTTCCGCTTAAAAAATGGTTGCACTTTCGACATTGCCCCCAACAATTGGCCTCGTTGTATGTAACGCTTTTAAAACCCCCACTTGAAAAATAATGTCCGGCGTCGTATTCGGTTGTTAAAATTGTGTCGCAACTCGCGCACTCCTTGCCATGGTCCCTTTTGCGTATGTACGCGTTAAAAACCTTTTGGGCTTTTTTCATTAAAGAACTAATACTTTCGTTTTTCTGTTTCCATTCTTTTTTCGTTTTTTTCCAATTCTTAACCTTGGCCGTCTCAACCCATACTTTGACGCATTCGGACCGAAAACAAAACTTTTGGTTAAAATGCTTTGCGTCAAATTTTTCTTTACAATTTTTACACCTTGGCATTTACAATTTTAAGTTACTTTTTATTTTGTTTAATTCTTTTTTAAGCTTTGCAACCTCCGCTTTTAAATCTGTATTTTCGCTTTCAACCCTATATTTTTCTAATTCGTTTGTTTCGCGTTTTTCGCGTAACCAATTAAAAACCGCTTGTACGTCCCAAAGGTCGTTTAATGTTTCGGTCATGCTTTTTATAATGTCCTCGCGTCCGGGGTGTTTTTTTTCGATGTCTTCCAAACTTGCCTTTACTTTTAATTTGGTTGTTTCAAGCGCAACCCCGGCTTCGATTATTTTAAATTCTAATTTTTCCATATTGTATTTTGTTTTTCGTTTCTATATTGTTTTAGGCAATCCACGTTTTGACATTTAAAACCATTACCGAAATTGTATTCAAATAAAATAGGTTCCTCGTGAAAGGTTGGTTTGCCCCCGGTTTCTTTGTCCCGGATCTTTTCAACCGTTACCATTGTATAAAATTGCATTTCTTTACTACTAACTAAACGGTGCATAACCAAAATTTGGTCCACTCGATTTGCGGTCATTTTTCCGCCCTCAATATCACTTTTTTTTGGGGCCTTAATCATTCCGGCCCAATTGTGGCCCGGCGGGTAAACGTTACCGGCCCGCCCGGTTTCGCTTATTGGGTGCGTATTGATAAATAAACTTTTGCCGGTAGCATTGCAAAAATGCCTACAATCATTTAAAAATTTGTAACTATCCGCATAATTCATGGACCGATCAAGACCGGTTATTGGATCAATTACGCATGCGTCCGCCTCGGTGTCCTGGAAAACTTTTAAAATGTCGTCCGGCTTATATTGTTTTCTGTTATCTACAAACTCAAAGTATTGTTCAATTCTTGTTTGGTGCCGGCGTATTTCCTCATGGCTTAAATCGCAAAAGTCCGTACCCGCTAACATTTGCACCATGTCCCGGACCAATTGGCCGGCTTGGTTTTCCCCGGACCAAACGCACCATTTTATACCATGTTGTACGCTTAACACTAATTGAAACCATGTGGCAAAAAATGTTTTACCGATATTGTCATGGCCAACCCAACAATCGAAACTTCCTTGTTTGTACCGGTACCAATTATCCAATTCGCAACCAATGGTCAAACCTTTTTTTATTTTGCCGTCTCTATAATCGTATAAATACGGTAATGTTGTTCCTTTGCTTAAAATCATTTTTTTACTTGGTTCATTACATTAGTATAAAAATCATTTTTTTGTTCGGCTTTTTTGGGTTCTCGTTTTAACCAACTTTTACATGTCAAATATAAATTTTTGTACGCGGTGTTTTTTTTGTAATTCTGTATTTGGTCCAATACAAAATCAATCGTTCGGGCGTCGTATTCCGTTTTTAACTTTTCAAACTCTTCATTTGTCAATGCTAAATGGTCAAACTCGCGGTATATGTTTTTCCTCTTCTCTTCTCTTCTCTTATCTGTTGCTTTTCGTTGAACGCTCGTTGACGGTTGTTTAATTTCGTTGCGTTTCTTTGCGCTCGCTTTTCCGGCTTTACTTGCCTTTTCGCGCATGTCATTTATACCGTCCATTTGCTCGTCTAAAAATTCAATATAAACGCGTTCGCCGTCTATTTTTAGTATTTCAAGGTCAACCAATTTTTTATAAACGTTTGGGGTAAACTCAAATTTACATTGCTTTACTGAAACGTCGCATTGTTTGTTCCAATAGGTACAACAAAAATTTAAAAATTCCGCTTGGGTTGTCTTGTTTGTTTTTGAGATTCGGCCCATTATCCAATCGGACGGCCGAAATTTAAACCATTGTAATTTATCCATAATTTGTATTTTGATTTTAAAATTAATAAAATTTTTATAATTCGCTAATGTCATAAATTAGCGGTTTGTAAAGGTCCGCGCGTTCTTTTGCGTCCTCTTCGTTTTCGGCATATATTATCTTATATGCCCTTAACCTCTCTTTACTTTTTGAATTTTGATAGGCCCAATAACTTATTTTAAAACGCTTTTGGCCCAAATGATCCGGCGCGTTTTGTTCCGAATGTTTATACTCTTTACTCATACTCTTTGCGTATTTCGTTTTGCAAAACTTCCGTATGCTTTTCAATTCGTTCTAATTGGTCCCTAATAAGCCCTAATTGCACTTTATGGTCACTATCCAATAACAACTCCATTTCCAACAATCCGTTTTCCGAAACGCCCTTAATCATTTCGTTAAAGTCTTTTAAAGTTTTTCGGTACCCAACGGTCATTTTTTCGTACGCTTCAATCATTAAAAAATAGTCGTACAATTCAAAATCTTCGGCTTCGGACGCGTATAAATTCCCGGTACCGTCGCATAAATTACAATCGTATTTTTCGTAACAACCCCCACAACATGCGCTCGCGGGTTTACTACATTCGGGCAATGTACCGTCAATTTGCCCGGAACCGTCGCATTCAAAACATTTTATTGTTTTCCAATCCATATTATTTTCGTTATATTTGTTAAAATTGGTTATCCATAAACCATTTGTATTTTTTAATCTGACAAAGGGACCGTTAAAAGTCCCTTTTGTTTTTATATAAAGATCCAACTTACATAATAGTAAATAAAACCTATTGTCGTTAAAAATGCAATACTATATATTGCGTCTTTTATTATTTCTTTATTTTTCATTGTAAAAATCTTTTCGTTCGTTTACTAATTGTTCCAATTCCAGGTCGGTTAAATATGGTAATTTTTTTAACTCGTCTTCATCAAATTTATCTTTAACATATTTATTAATTAAATAATCAATGTTTTTGTCGCGTTCTGTATTAATATTATATTGTACGCTTGATTCAAAATTGGCAAAGGGCAACCAATCGTTTTTTTTGCCCTTATTAATTCCACTTTGTACCCATTCTTTTAATGTTTGTTTACTTTCGTTTGGCCATTCTTTAAATGGTTCTATGCCGTCATGCTCAACGTTTACTACTTTTTCAATTCTTTGGTTTTCCAATTTAACCGAAATTTTAATTGTTTCTTTAATTCTCATTTGTATTTTTTATAGGTTACTAATATATTTTGTTGACATTTGTTTCATGTGGTCAATGTCTAACCATTCTAACAATTCAAGGGTGTTAAATACCATTGTAAATTCTTGGCCGTTTTCGTCTTGGCCTACCAAAATTGTTTCGTTGTCTTCGGTCGCCATGGCGGTTTCAATATCGTTTAATCTTTTTGTCATATTATTTATTTTTTAATGCTTTTTTAAATGTTCGTAAAATAAGACTTAAAGCCCATTTTAACTCTTCTTGGCTTCCCATTCCCTCTTCTTTGTTTACGTTATAACGTTTTTCAAAATTATATGAAAACCTAGATTTGTTTTCGTCAATATATACAAATTGGTTTTTTATTGATATTCCGTTAATATCAATTGAATACGGCCATGTCCCGCCGTCGTATGTCGAGGGTGTCTCGTCCAAATTTTTAATGTCCGAAATCATATCGTTAATTTTGTTAATTCTGTTTAAAATTGCTTTTTTCATGTGTATTTTTTAGGTTATTATTAAATGATTATACGGCAATATAATAAAAAGGTTACAAAAAAACAAACGTCCGTTGAACATTCGTTAAAAAACGTTGGTTATTTACGCTTTTTTAGTAGTATTTTTTTTAAGATGTTACCAACCCAACCCCAAAATTTGTTCGTACTTTGTACGTCAACTTTGGTTCCCTCGTCCGTACGCTCAATTTGTACGTCCAAATTCTTTGTGTCAATATCGGCCGTAAATTTACCGTCTTTTCGGTCAACGTCAAAATCAATATTTTGGCCGTCAAAACTTACGTCAAGATCTTTTTTATCTTTTATGCTTTTCCTGGGTTTTCTTTTTTTCTTTTCGCTCATAACTTTTTAAACATTTTAATCATTCTCGGGCATGGGTAAATATCCAATTTGTCCGGCCGTACTGAATTATGGGTAAACGTTCCGTTTTCGCCCCGCAATGCGCGTTTTGAAACTTCCCAAAAATCGCATTCATTATACGTTATACTAATGTTGTATCGTTCATTCCAAAAAACAAGTAATTGCCGGACGCTTTCAATTTGCGCGTCGGTGTATCGGTGCCAATATGTTTTGCCTTTATACGCTTTGTCTAATATTGTAACCTCGTCTTTTGGTACTTCGCCGTTTACATAATTATAATATTTACCGTCGCGTTCTGTAAGGTACCCCCAATTGCAAATCTCAATACCT